TTAACTTTAAGATGGGAAACCTTACCATGATTGTTAGACATGAAATTAACGAACAAGAAATGATTGATATTTTTGACCAATTTGCAGCTTCAATTATTGATGGTTATCCATGTGAAGAACTCACTGAGTACTTGCATGAAGCAGTGCGAGAGCTATCTGTTGACCAAACTGCAATTATGCCAAGAAGTGACTTTACGTACATTGTCGAAGACTTTATTGACTGCTTCACTTTTGATGATGAAAACGGCGGTTACATCTTTGCATTTGAAGATATGTATTTTCATGGCAATACCAAAGTTATAAAAGAGAAATCGGTGACGACGAGTCGTAGTGAAGCTTACCGTGATCTTTGGGACATGGTGTATCGAGTGGCCAGAACTGAAAAATATAACAAAGGTGAAAATGCACTTCATCTCGTTAATTTAATCCTTAGAGCAACGCGTAAATCTATTAATGAAAGTGCTGTAAATATTGACGATGTAATTTTAATGATAGAGAAGACAGTTGATATATCCCTGCAGGATAAAAAGTTTCGAACACTGTCAGAGCTGCGTCGTTTTGAATTAGAGCAAGATGCTAAAAGGCTAGCTAAAGAGACTGAAATGGTTGCAGCATTCGAAGAACTCCTACTTAAATCAAAAAGTGCAACATCACCACTGCAAACGTGGACGTTATTTTACCGTGCTCAACGTGTGGGTAAATCATGGAGGCATCACGGTTACTGGTTGATTAATTCTGATCGTAACTTAGTCGGTCAAGCTTACATATCAGAAATGAAAAAATGTGTGATGGATATTTTTTATCAAAGATGGGTGATCAGTAAAATAGGAACACGCTTATGTCAATTGAAATTAAAATCAACTAATCCTCTTGTTCCTTACACTGGGAATGTAGCAGATCTAATTGATGATGATCTACCGTTCTGATGGCTTACGTGGATAAATCCCAGTCATTATCTGGCCGTAACACCATTATTGAAATGATTGAAAGCGCGGAGGACTGCACCAGTAAGCCAGTCAGAATGCCCGCGCTAGGCAAAGAATTCCCACAACCCGAAATGTCGCTAATCGAAAATGCAATGTTTCAGGTTAACCCCGATCTCGAAGACCATCAATGGCGCAAGCAGTTCTTTGGTGATATGCCGCATTACCTTAGCCGCTACTTTGCCGAACGATATATTAAAGCCTTTAAACGTAATGGCCGTCAATACGCCAATAAGTACTTAAGAAAAACCGTGGGCGCTAAGATTAACCCTCGTTTAAAAAAAGTATTAGGGCAGTATAACCAGCAGGTTAAATATCGTGATTCTTATACTCTCTGTAATGATTTGTTCCGTGAAAAACTGCTAGCAGAAATGGATAAAAGCGAACTAAAAGTATTAGCGCAACAGTACGCTGATTTCTTTGCCGTGCAACTCGATAACCAAGCTGCAGAGCAGGATGGATCCCAAGGCTACGATCAGTCTATTATCCAGGTCTTTTGTGGTCTACGTGAAATTAGCCGTAAGTTTGGTTATACACCATCCTATGATAAACCCGAATCTGATTTAACAGCTGCAGAAGCAGAGTGTGGCATTTTACGCTTAACCTGCAATCGTGCCTGGGAAAGTAAACTAAAAGCCAAGCGTTCGATAATGCGCGAGCACCTAGCAATAGCTGTAGGCCAAGTACAAAAGTCTGCAAGCCCGTACTGTTCCCGTGACTGTCTGCACGAATGGAAGAACCAAAAACAACGTAACCGTGATTTCATCAAAGGCATGTCGGTCTTTGATGAAGACATGGACGAAGAGATAGCACTTGCCGAAATGTTCTATAAATCCACTGGTAATCCAGCCATTCGCCGTTGCGAGCTTATGGTTCGGATGCGTGGTTACGAGAATATTGCCCAAGCTATGGGTTGCGAAGGGCTGTTCCTTACCTTAACCGCACCATCCAAATATCACCACACCCGAAAAAGGGGCGGCTTTATCGATCACTGGATGGGTAACAGTCCCCGTGATGCACAGCGTTATTTATGTAGCGTTTGGGCTAAAATCCGCGCTCAGTTCAAGCGTGATGATATTTCAGTATTTGGTATCAGAGTTGTCGAACCACATCACGACGGTACACCACATTGGCATTTACTGTTGTTCATGCAGCCCCATGATGTAAAACGGGCGAGTGAGGTATTCACGCATTACGCAGTACAAGAAGATTTTAAAGAACTGTTCCCGTCAATAAACAAAAAAGAAATAGCAGTAGGGCCACCGAACTTACGGACTCGATGCGAGATTGTTGCTATCGATTCTGAACTGGGCTCTGCAACCGGCTACATTGCTAAATACATTAGTAAGAACATTGATGGTTATGCCATGGATGATGAAAAAGATGACGAGACAGGGCGCGACCAAAAAGAAATGTCGGCAAATGTTACTGCCTGGGCAAGTCGTTGGCGCATTCGTCAGTTTCAAGCGATTGGTGGGGCTCCGGTTACCACGTATCGAGAATTACGCCGTTATGCTAACAACGACGTAAACACATTCAAAAGTTACGTTGCCTTGCTGAATGGAAAACAACAATACAACTTGTTTACCGAGTTATTCCCAGACCAAAACCCTTATCTTATGGGTCCTAAATTAGACTTTCAGGGGCCACGTTTAAACTATGCTGCAATGAACTCGTTACAGCGTTGGGATGTGCTTACTGGCAAATACAAAGCAGAATTAAAAACAGACATCGATAACGCATCCACAGCAATGAAGTGTGCTGATAAAGGCGACTTTGCAGGGTATGTCATGGCGCAAGGTGGCCCATTCGTGAAGCGTAAAAACCTGCTCATCCGTAATGATTATGACGGCACCGAGATGGGCAATGAATACGGTGAATACGTAAGTAAGATCCAAGGCTTTAAAGTTACCGATGAAACACCGGTTAAGACTCGACTTCGCAACTGGGTGATCCAGCGCAAGTCTCAAGCATTGCTCGACAGTGAAGCGAGCACCAGTAGCACCGCAGGTGCTGAGGGTTTAATGAGTCCCGAAGGGGCTTCTCGGAGTTCTGTCACTAACTGTACGCCCTCCAGACGCGACAGGTTAAATACTGGAATTAAAGCACTTTTGAAAAGGCGCGGTATTCATTTAGATGATCACCTGGTCAATGTAATGCAGCAAGGTGCCAAAATCAGAGTTGATAAAGACCACATCGTGAAATTGAGGCAGGGCTATTACGCCGAGAATCAATATTACCCGCCCGAACTGGTCGATGTAAAACCCGAAGAACCCAATATTTGGGATGGTTGGAACAGTCCTGAAACTGAAATTAAAGATACATCCGATTACATACCTGGTTGGGAAGACTGGGAAAGCTGGGATTGGGGGTGATAATTTAATCTAGAGTTGACAGCATGCCATTAAAACAAAACCCTCAATTCTAATGTAGAGCGCATTTTCTTGTTTATACTTTTATTTTTTGGACTGTATCAATTGTTATTTTTTTAATCATTTGTAATAACAGATTAATTTTATGATTTTGATAGTAATTCATTAGAATAAAATTAGTTTTATACAAAATTCTGTGTAATACATTGTTATGATTTAATACTTGGTGTTGATTCCATTGCTTACACTTACTTACTTATAAAATGTTTGAATACTGGAACTTATTTTTAGTTAAATAATCAGAATCGTTACTTAAGCTCGGTATTATTTATTTCCCGAGCTCCCGAGGTATCTTTAGAGGAAAGGCTATGCGTTATTATACCCCTTTGTATTTAATTTCTCTTTTATGTAATGCTCCAGCAGTAATGGCTGGAGCTGAAACTACAGTAGTGTTAGATGGTAATAAAGCGATCTATGAAGGAGATATTGGAGAGGAAGCTAATGCGACGTTATTTGAGTTGTATAGAAAAAATAAACAGGTAAATACGTTAAAGATAAAAAGTAAAGGTGGTGAAATTAACGTAGGAATGGATCTTGCAGAATTTGTGTACACCAATAAGTTGAATGTTGAAGTGAATGATTACTGTTTTTCTTCATGTGCTAATTATGTATTTCCAAGTGGTATGAAAAAAATCATTGGTAAAAATGCAATCATTGGTTTTCATGGTGGTGCGAGTAGCACTGAATTTGATGACAGTGAGTTGGATACATTACCAGAAGAAGAACGAAAAGCGACTTTAGTATTCATGGCTGAATATTTACAACATGCACTCAAGCGTGAAGCCTTATTTTTTTCGATGATCGGTGTTGAGCAAAAGATAACAACCTTAGGCCAAAATGAAGCATTTTCAAAGTTTGATGAAGCCGATTTTAAGGGATGGTATTACTCAATTGATGCATTAACGAAATTAGGTGTGACCAATATTTCAGTTATTGATGCTCCATGGGAATACAAACCATTTGATAACGAAACAAAGTTATTTGAGATTATTGCCAATGATTTTTAATAAAATTTGTAGTTTTTACAGAAAAATACTTTTAGTCAGATAAATTACCCTATTTAACCTCAGTTCTGCATATGAAATTGTTTTTCAAGCCGAGTTATTTTGATGCTCGGCTTTTTTGTGCTGTCGATAACTTATTAGAGTATTGAACAAGCCCTCAATTGTGAGGATTTTTTGGTTTACAATATTGAAAGCTGCAATTGCAATTCTTGACGCTGTTCGGGCGCTAAACCTTTCACCAGACTAATGGCCATCTGCGTTGTTGTTTTAGCTGAAGGGCTCAACGTATGACTAAAACTAAGATTCATAACAAACGAATGACCACACTCCGCATTATTACAGCTGCAGTATAAATCTGTATAGCTATTCGAAATCCTATTCGTTTTCTGGATTCGACTTTTAACGCCGCACTCTGGGCAAACTACTCGCATAAACATCCACTTAATTCAAATACTGACCTATAAATTATACGATATTAGACTGTTGTTTTATACAGTTGTATGTAATGTTCGTTATAATACATAGCTATTTCTGATGGCAGAGGAAAACATTTAATCATGCGCGTGAGTCCCCGATAAATTCACTCCTCTTCGCCTACCGCGTTTTCGCAATTTTTTTACGTTTTGGACACAACCATGGACACGCTGATATTGCTCAAGCCTTATCTAGAAAGGATCGTAACGATCATTCTAGGATCGCTAATGTCAAAGTCGTGACAGGTTTTGTCACAGAATGACAGGCTATCCCAATATATCGAGATAATTTCCCTCGTTTTTTGTTTCAATGCAAATCTCTCATGAATTTAACTTGAAAGACGGATTAAACTCACACTCAGTTGAAACACCTACCAATTCAGTTAAAACACCTGTCAATTCAGCTAACATTTAAAATACATATAATATACAATCACTTGTTATTTCTAATACCTCGTTATGACTATAAAAATATTTTATTTGTTCACAATTTATCATCACCTCAATAATCAGGGTGTATACATGGGATTTTTATTATGAAGTTTAAAATACTGACTGTTGCTCTTTTAGCTGCGATGTCACTTAATGCACACGCGGGCGAAAATGTAGGTGGGTTTTACAAATCTAGAATGAGTGGAGCCATCGTTGCGCCATCATCAGCGAAAGTTAACGACACTGGCCTTGTTAATGGGCAAGTATATACAGTTGTAGATGAAGCTATGCTACGCAAGATGATTGCCGATGGTGATGATGTGACTCGTGTTGTAACAACAAATATAACAAATATGAGTAACCTGTTTAAGGATAACAAAACATTTAATCAAAATATCGGTCACTGGGATACATCTAATGTGACGGATATGAGAGACATGTTCTGGGGGGCTGAGGCATTTAACCAGGATATTAGCTTCTGGGATACATCTAAAGTGACTGATATGCATTATATGTTCAACGGTGCTAAGGAATTTAACCAAGAGATTGGTTATTGGAATACATCTAAAGTGACGAGTATAGATAGCATGTTCTACGGTGCTGAGGCATTCAACCAAGATATTGGTGACTGGGATACATCTAAAGTGACTTATATGTATTCGGTATTCAGAAATGCTAGGGCATTTAACCAAGACATTGGTGGCTGGGATGTATCTAATGTTACGAGTATGGCTTGGATGTTCAATGGTGCAGAGGCATTTAATCAAGACATTAGCGGCTGGGATACGTCCAAAGTGACAGGTATGACTGCTATGTTCCACAATGCTAAGGCATTTAATCAAGATATTGGTGACTGGGATACGTCTAAAGTGACTAATATGATTAGTATGCTCTCTGGTGCTCAGGTATTTAACCAAGATATTAGCGGCTGGGATACGTCCAAAGTGAAGTATATGAGTAGTATGTTCGAAGGTTGTAAGGCATTTAACCAAGATATTGGCGGCTGGGACACATCTAAAGTGACGAATGTGAGTCGTATATTTTACCATGCGGAGACATTTAACCAAGATATTGGTGACTGGGATATATCTAATGTGACGAATATGAGAAATATGTTCGAAAGTGCCAAGGTATTTAACCAAGATATTAGCCGTTGGGATACATCTAGCGTGACGAATATGAACCGTGTATTTTACTTTGCAGAGGCATTTAATCTAGATATTAGCCGTTGGGATACATCTAGCGTGACGAATATGCACGAAATGTTCGCTTATGCTTATGCCTTTAACCAAAATATTAGCCGCTGGAATACATCTAACGTGATTGATATGGGCTCAATGTTCAGCAGTGCCGATGCATTTAACCAAGATATTAGCCCTTGGGATACATCTAGCGTGACGAGTATGAGTTGGATGTTCAGCAGTACCGATGCATTTAACCAAGATATTAGTTATTGGGATACATCTAGCGTAACTGATATGAGTGGTATATTTGCCGGTACAAAGGTATTTAACCAAGATATTAGTTATTGGAATACATCTAGTGTGACGAGTATGAGGAATATGTTCAGTGGTAGCGATGCATTTAATCAAGACATTAGTGGCTTGGATACATCTAACGTGACCAATATGAGTAAAATGTTCAGCTATGCAGAGGTATTTAACCGAGACATTAGTGGCTTAGATACATCTAGCGTGACTAATATGAGTAGCATGTTCGAAAGATCTGAGGCATTTAACCAAGATATTAACCGCTGGGATATATCTAGCGTAACAGATATGAGTAAAATGTTTTATCAAGCTCGACCATTCGAGGAAAGCAATGTGGAGTCATGGGATTTATCAGGCATAGATACGACAGAGATGTTCGGTAAATAAGTCTGTAATAAAGATAGTCTCTGGTTATAAGATAGAAAGCTGAACACAATCTCATTGGTGTTCGGCTTTCCTTTAAATGATTAATCGCCTATCTCATATTTACTTAGCAGGTAACGTTAACCAGCCCCTTTGGCATTCTTACTCCCCCAAAACGCCCTAAACAATCGCATTAATCCAAGCGTAGAAACCGCAATACCCACAATCACAAATTCAAAGTACCAGGGCGCGCCTTTATAACCCATGGCCCGCCAACCATTTGCCATATACGGCTGCAGCTGTGGCACAAAGTGCGCAATGAACAATCCCAAAAACACAGTAATAATGATTTCATCCATTATCGATTCGCGCCGGTTCTTCAACACCTGCAGATCATAATCAGCATCGTTACCTTCCTGGTTAGCCAAGCGTTTCGCTTCCGCATCCAACTTAGCCAACTTAAGGTTACCTTCTGCAGTCGCAATCGATGCCGCCATTTCTGCCGCAATACGTTTACGCTCTCGATAGCTACCAGACAAATCTGCAATCGGTGCCGAAATAAAACTAAATAACGAAGTAATCCAACTCATGATTTATTCCTCATAATAATATCTAAAAAATGCTTAGGGTCTTTTGATACCGCTTTCGCCAGGGCATTAACCCCTGTTAAAAGATGCGGCGCTACATACGCGGCAATACCAATAATGCCAGTCTTCAACCCTTCATCTAATCCAAGCCAACGACAAAAACTGTCCGCAATGTACGCGGACAAAATCGCCATTAACACCGACATGAAATAATGAAAAAAAGTGATCCGTGTACCAGACATATACATTTGCGTTGCGGCGGCCAATAACGACAACAAACACAGCTGCCCCCATTGGCGAATAAAAACAATCAGTTCTTCCATCAAGCCTCACTCCTCGGGTTTAAGTCGGAATACGTTGGCTCTGCAAACTTGATATGCAGTGCAACAGGTAAATACTCGTTAATTTCCAGCATGTCCTGCTGCATAGGAACCACTTCATTGTTGTAATAAGCGCGGGTGATTTTATCCAGGTCACCAAAGCCCGGACTATCACCCGATGTTTGCCCGCTTAACGCTTCCTGGGCGCGGTGCATACTCAACATATCGTTTAGCGTCATCTTCTTAATGCGCTCAAATTCATCCTTGGTCGAGATATCACCCACCGGAATGATCTTGATTGCCTTCTCTGCGTCAGCCTTACCACTGCGATTATTAATAAACAGGCTGCGGAAATTACCCACACCGCGAGAATCTTTGATCGCTTTTTTCAATTCGTCTTCATCATCGGTCGACAAGTTCGGATCTGCCATCGAGAAGATAAACCCCATGTGTGCGCCGTTCTTGTAATACTTACGACGGAACAGGGTGGCATCTTCGTTTAAAAGCGCAGATTGAATACCGCCATAATATTGGGGAATACCATAGATACCCTGGTTAGGGTCGTATTCTTTAAGGTGAATAACTTCGCCTTTTTTAAACCTCAGCACCTTGCCATTACTTAAGCGCTGGGCATAAACACCAGGCGTGGAGGTATAGCGCATCGATAACGCAGGTAAATGCCTTAGCTTAATCACATGACCAAAGGCATTTTTAATAACCTGAAAATACGCATTCGCCGCCCAACAATAATCAAAAGCAAACTTCTTAAACGTGCGCTGGCTCAACACCGTATTAGGCTTAAACCATTTCAAAATCATATTGCGTTTAAAATATAAAATAGGGCCGTGCTGGGCATTAACGCGCAGCAACTTAACCAGTCCAGACAAACTCACAGGTGGCGAATATAACCCGTCCATATCAGCGTAAAGGCCAATATACTCAGTCATGTGATTATCTAAACACGGCTCAGGGTCGCCAAAGCTAAAGGTGTCGATAGATTTGTCTTTCACCGGTTCTGTTGTCGTACTCTTAGTTGAATTCATTATGCGGCATCTAATCCTATTGACGTTCTGGTGCTCGAGCTGTCACCAGATAATGGTTCGTAAATCATGGCGTGCATGATTGCCCAGGCAATATCTGCATGGCCTGTTGCTGCAGTGCGGTTGGTTGCGTAACTAATCTGGTCACCAACCACTTTTTTGCGAATATTAATAAAGCTGCTGGCAACCATCACCGAATTCTCATCGAACTCAAAACACTTCTTACCAATGACATTAAGCGCTTTAATCACCATCTTGTTTTTGTTGTGCGGGTTGTAATGAATTGGCATTGCCAGCGGGAAGAATTTTTGTATTAACTCAAACACACCCAAACCCATGCCGGTGGTATCAACACCGATATGCACAACATGGTATTTAAGCGTGAGCTCTTTAATTTCACTGGCCATGGTTTCAAAATCGTTACCACTGAGATTCAGTGATTCCAACAAACGGAACTTATCATCAGGGCCAAGCGGTAAACTCAAGACCACGACCGAAGCAATATCTCGCGTTCGCGCAGGGTCAAAACCAATAACAACCGGCTTCATGGCATAAGGGCGTGGCCAACTCGGGTCAAAGTCAGTCCATTTTTTACTATTACCAACACAGGCCATCAGTTGTTTAAGGCTAAACGCACTGTGGGCATCATCAATAAACTTGCACATAAAGAGGTTGTTAAACTCTTCGGTAGAATATTCATTTTCCAAAATACTAATATCAATGCGGTCAAAGCCTTGTTTCACCACATCATAAACATTGAGCTTTTGACGCCAAATGCCATCTTCACAAAGCCGACCATCCTTTAAGGTCTTATGGCTAACATCAATAGCAAACTCGGGATCATTACAGGCTTTGGTTTTTCGGTACCAGCGACCATTCCACAAATCATAAGCTTCATGACTGGTCACCGACGGCGTACTAAAATAGGTAATTCGAAAATCTTTATGGGTTGCCATTGCCTGGGCAAGACTGCGTAACTCTTTAAACTTAGGGATCCAAAACACTTCATCAATATACAAGTCGCCAGAAGCCGATTGTGCAGTACGGGCATTGGTTGATTTGAAATACAGTGTTGTAGTCTTGCCCTTGTTACGCATGGTCAGTGGCGAGCCGCTTAGCTCAATACCAAATTGCTCACGACATAAGGCAATAATATTGGCTTTGAATATCTCCGCCTGGTCCCGTGATGCTGAAATGAAAATCTTATTACGGCCATTCACAATCGCATCATAAAACGCTTCAAACGCAAAATAGAAAGTCGCGCCAATCTGACGCGGCTTTAATATGAATCGGCTACGGTGATCCTGATGTTCAAACCAGTGTAATTGGTGCGGGTAGAGCAGGTTATCTTTGAGTGTATCGAGCATTTCTTTGGTGATACTAGACACATCATTCTTGATCTTCTTCTGACGTTTCTTACTTTTACCTGTTCGTTCACCTGTCTGTTCATGTTGAGCCGTCGCAGCTGCAGGCGCATTACCGTATTTCTTTGTTATACCGGCACTGGGCAAGCGTGACTGATTTAACGCGCATTGTTGTTTGGTCAGAAAATCGAGTTCTTTATAATCCGCGTCACTTTTATTATCGCGATCAGCCAATAACACAATACGCCGTGCAATCGCTGTCTCGGCATTCAGTGACGGGCACAGTTCATTCCAGCTGCCATCATCCGCCCAACGTCGTAAAGAACGGGCACTTGGCATACCGTCAATTTCTGAAATCTCATCAAACGTCAGCCCACCAAAAACATAATGGTCACGCGCCGTTTTAATCATTTCGGGTGTATATCGGGGAGTCCTCGGTTTCATAACTGGCCTGTTGGTAAGAACAAGCGCCAAGTTTATAACCCTAA